GCAAGAAACACGCCTAGTTGTCCTGGCATAATTCCAGATGGAAGATAATTATCAAATCCTGGAAGGTTTGTTTTAATTCCTATTTGACCAGTCTCTTTTTGTTTTTGAACCATTTCATAGTATGCAACGGCAGACTCAAGATCTGTTGCATCAATGTCACGAATTGCAGAAGTATTCTTTTTTAGTTCTGATGTCTTTGTAATTAGGTGCTCAAGTGCTTCTCCACCATTACCGCTTTGCACTTCTCCTGCAGCATTGCGTAAAATGTCTTTTAGGCTATCGTTAAGATATTCTGTTTGTAATTCTGCTAGATGATGCTTGGTCGCTCCAATACCAGGAACAGGTTCAAAGTCTCTAAACTTTTCTGTAACTAGGTCTGCTGGTGGTAGGCATTGATTATTTTCAGAATATAAACGAATAAAGTTCCATACGTCATTATGCGTTCTTAGTAATGTCTCAACATTTGCTTGAAGTAATACGTGAATTTGTTTATCTTGTAATACTGCAGAAATTAATTTTGCCTCTGTATTATTCACTTAACCACTCCCTTGCTAATTTTCTTCGCTCTTCACGTTCTCTTTTGTCTTGCTCTACTTCTGCTTTTCCGTTAATAATCTTTTCTGCATTATATGCAAAGTAATTCCATGATGGATCTTGTGCAATGCTAAAGTAATATTCAAGAATATCATAACACTGTGCAATACCATATGACTCTACAAGGGCATCAGCAGCCCACTGCTCAACGTTTAGATTCATGTTAGACTTCTGCTCATACCGTTGCAAGTAAAACTTGTTAAACCTACTGAGCAAAGCCATTCGGTCTTTGCGATCAGCCATTACTCTGAGATTTCAGATTTTGCTTCTTGAATCTTTTCTGTAAGTTTATCTTCTACAAACTTATAGACACGAGCAAAAGCCTCATCTACATTTTCTCCATCACGCTTTGAATCTACAATACCCAGATCAAGGCGTAGTGACTGAAAATTTCCTAGATTAAGTGTATACCCAAGTGTTACAGATACTTTTGTGTTATCGTTTTCCATTATCCACCCATTCAATTATTAAATAGACTCACTCCACACTGGAATAAATCGTCCATCTTCTGTCTTCGTATATGTAAGTATACCGTCTCCCATTCGCCTTGTCAACTCTTGGCTTGTAGGAGTCATGTTGTTTGTTATTAATTTATCTTTTCTTGGCTGTCCAATATGTATAGTTGAAAGTATAGCACAAATCTCTCTAACGTGGTCTTCTGAGTAGTATGCTCTTATTTGAAAACCTGTTTTACCATCAATGCTAGATCCAACTGGTGGAGGAATCACTCCTCGTTTTATTAATCTTGGCATATATTTTCTGTGACGATTAACTAACTTAGCAGTCTCTGCAACTGTATATGCTCTTTTTCTATTTCTTCTAAAATCAGAACGGAGACAAGTCTCTAATCTATCTTTGTTAATATTATAAACAGTTACCATACCTGTTGATCTAGAACTGTGATGAAGTCTTACTAAGTCTCCATTAAGGAACCATATCTTTTTACCGCCAGAAATTACAGGTTCGCTATTATATGTTTCGCTCTGAATTTTTCCTTTTGCAGTAACCATTTTCCCTCCACAGATTCGCTAGGTGGATGATAAAATTTTCTGTTTCCACACTTTACACAATATGTTTCTAGGTGATCTATGTTTGAATGTATTCTATCAACAAACATTTTTCCTTCGCATCTTTTACATGTCATATTAGTTTGGTACACCAATTGCAATAACATTAACGCCAACTGATGCTGTTCCAGAAGTTCCAAACTTTACAATAAACTGAACCTCTGAAGTTGTAATAGAAGTTATTACAACGCTTGTATTTGATCCAGCAGTTGTTCCGCTTATGTTTACAATTGATGCAGTTGCAATTGGAGGAAATTTAAAGTTAGAAAATGTTACAGAGTATGTTTTTTCTTGGCCAGCAGTTACTGTTTCATTGTTTGCAATAGACTTATACTTACCAACAAACTTTGTGTCTGAAGTTTTTAGACTCTTTTTTTCTGCTCCAACTACGTCAACATCTGTATAGTTATATGTTGCATCAGAAATAGAAGTAGAAAGGTCATTTACTGCCTCTGCTAACTGATAAATATATGTAACATCAAGAGGTTGCCCTCTTTCTGGTAGTGGTACTTTTGCCATTTTATTCCTCCTATTAGATTATATCAAAGGTTGTGATCCAGAATCAAAGATTCCTAATCCTGCCTTTATTTGCTTTTTAGATGACGCTAGTTGTATTTTTACACGTACAGTTGTTGTTCCTTCATTTAAAAAAGAATATGAATGAACTGCCGATGTACCGTGCCAAAAAAATGAGTTTCCATCAAAACTAACAAATACATCATATTCTGGATGAAGGTTTTCATCTCCCCATACTGCTGTAATTATTTCCTCACTTATTGAAAGTGCGCCAGTTGTTCCAACTACACTAGTACCATTGGAGTTATATATTGGAGACCAGTGTGATGTTCTGTTTTTATCTTCAGAAATAACCCTATATCTTGTATTATATTTTAAAGTATCAAAATCAACTGGTGGCAATGATGATTTTAAAATTCTTGTTTTTTTAATATTTGCATCAGCCATTAGGTTACACCAATAGAAAATCTAAATTCAATATAATTGCTTGTATTTGGTGATTTAATAATAGTTGCAGAAGTATCATTTTTAATAACTGAGTAACCAGTCAAACCATACAGTGGATTTGTTGTTGCAATGTTTTCAAGTCTCATAGCGTCTAATGCAATATAGTAATCAGAAGATGGAAGAGGTCCACCACTAATTCCAGTATCAATAACACAGGCATAAATCTTAACAACAGTGACGGCTTCCCAAGTAAAGTTTTGAGTTGTATAAAGTTCTTGTAATTGCTTCTTTACTACAAAGTATCTGTTTGTTTCAAAATCGTATCCATCAAAACCATTCTCAATGTCAACTTCAAACCTTGCATAGACATCTGGCTCTGCAACGTCCGTGCCTGCAAAATCAACTAATAATCTAATCGTGTCTGGAACTGCTACTGAGTCTCCATCTTTATTAACTAAAGAAAATGCAAGTCTTAACTCATCTGTTGGAGAGTTTTTAGAAAAATCAACATTTGGTGCAGTTAAGTGTATATGGTTTGATCCAGGCTCAACAACTATATGGTCAACTCCACCAGAACCACCTCCGTCTAAACTTAAATCTGAATCGTCCCCTTGAATCAATATAGTGTTATTTAAAAATCTTGCACGTTCATATCTTTCAAGACGATTTGTTTTATAAAAAATAGAGTTATCTGCATTTGTTTGAAACACACCATCTGTTGCAATAACATTATCATCTTCTGGATCATCTAGGGGTGAAGATATTGTTGGTATTGCTGTTGCTGCACTGGCCGTATGATGAATCCAAGTTTCTCCCTGTGCAAAAGAAAATACAGTTTTACTGTCGTTAGCGCCAGCAGAGGGGTTTGATCCTGCAGAGTATAGACCTACCTCTGTTATTTCATATCTTTCTTCTGTTGGTAGTTCTGCTGTTAGGACTATCTTGTCAATACCGTTTTCATTTATAAAACCTCTAGAGGAAATTGGTACTCTAAACATCTCAAAATCTAGGTTTGTTTTTGTTGCAAAGTCATCGGCAACATCTTCTGTCTGTAATGGCTGTGGACCGCAGCCAACTGCAAGATATGAAGCATAGGCAGGAGCCTGCCCTAGCATATATTTTCCGATTATACTCTTGCCTTTATTTGTAATCATGATACAGTCTCTCCAAAGTTCGCTTCATATATTGTACCATTTATGGCGATTTGAACCTCTATCTGTTCATCATTATTCATATTAACAGTCTCAATAATTAAATCTCCAGTTGCCTCTTCAATATAAACATTTTCACCATTAACCCCGTTTCCTTCAAGAGGAACCTTTTCTTCAAACTTAATTGCAAAGTTAGCAAAATATGTATCTGAGGTAGACTGTAGCCTTAAAATATTATTTGGGTTATATCTTTGCTGTACCAATCCAAGATTTTTAATTGGTGAATAAGACACTCTTTGCCCATTTATAATGTCGTTTCTAGAAACACTTAGCAATTCATGGCCACCAATATCTTCAAATATTAAATCTGTCATAATTTCTACAGACATAGACTGATCATCAAAAAGAACAGTGTCTATTGGCGCAGTCTTTGTTGGGGGTGTAGAGTATGCCGTTACTACTGCTGCGTTTGACGGAGTTTGTGGAACTGGAGATACTGTCATTTTAAACCTCACTCAAATAGATTGTCATGTTTGGTCCACTTTCTGATCTTTGATACTCTATATTATAAACTACAAATCTAGAAGAATCTTTAGAAACTAAATCTAAGCCAGAAGAATCTTTGTAGTTTATGGTTACAATGTCTCCAAGTTGTAAAGTTGGAATGCTAAATATATTCATTCCAACAGATTTTTTAGGTACCATTAACTTATTTATAATCCAGTTCATCATTGCATCTGCATCATCTTGTGTTTGAATATAAGGACTATCAATACTAAACTCATTTTTCCCATATGTTAGTCTACTTAACTTTATTTCATCATATCTTGATTTTTCAACCAATGGAGAGTATGTTAGTGTGCTTCCAACTAGTTCTGGGTCAGATAGATTGCCACGCTTCTTAAAGAATTCATCTACGGTTAGTTCATGCGTTGTATCTTGTGTAAATGTAATTCCTTGAATTCTTAAAAAGTTTCCAGTTGTTTCATCTAGGTTTAAGGCTTTGTCTGTTGAGTTAAAGATTAAAAATTCTGCACCATATGAGTCTGCATAAAATCCAGAGGTTGTGTATCCTTTTATATTATTAAAGGTTGGTGAAAGTTTTGCATAAAGTGCTGGGTATGCACGATCATACTTAATGTCAAAATATGCACACTCACGCATAATAGAACCAAACTCTTCAAAATACATGTCATACTTTGGTGGTTGCTGAGCACTAATTCCAGACAAGTATGTTGATTGAACCACACCACTCATTGCATACTTTCTAAATGATTCTGTAACATCAACATCTTTGTCTCCAAAGACCTGACTTAAAGTTTCATTTACAGTAAATACTGTATTTTGGCTATAGTTTTTGGATAGAGCATAAATGTTTTCAAACATACATTTTGAAGAACCACGAACAAATAGTGCCATATTGTTATATGTTGGAAGTGGATCTGTATCATCTACAATCTTTATTAGTTGATTATTTATATATAAATAGAATCTTCTTGTATTACCAATGTCTATATATTCTACTGACAAGTCATATACCGTTGAATTTTCTTCTCCTGCAAGTCTTTGCTGTCCAGCAAACTTTCCGTCATCAACAATAATCTTTGATAGTCCACCCCAAAGTTTTACTGGTATTGCATTTGAATTTGATGAATCTTTTTTAATTTTATAAAACACAACATTATTTACTGAAAACTGTGCATTATTGTTTTCATCAACTTTTAGGTACGAGTTTATGTTGTCTTCTGTTAATGCAACAATCTCAAAATAATAACCATTGTTTGTTTCTGGATTTAATAAAAATGCCAAACCTCCAGAGCCACCACCTATATTTATATTCTGGTCTGGTTGATTTCCAGATAATTGATAGTATGTAACGCTTCCATTTGGAGACTGTGTTCTAGTTGTATTATTTTCAATTTTACCAATAA